GAAAATAAATTCTCTATATCTACTATTATTTGACCTACACTTGATATAAAAGAATTAAATATACCTGGTATTTCTACAGTAAAAAGATTAATAAAAAATCCTTTTACTTGTTGTACAAATGTAAAAAAACTTTCTTTTATGATAGTAATTTTTGAAGTAATGTTGTAATACATGATTTCAAAGACTGCTACAAGAAATTGACCAAAGCTACTAAAAATAAATTTTACAAATTCAAAAGCTTGAGAAAATGCACTTGGAATATATGAAACAATATATCCTAACGCTAGTATTATTGCAGCAGAACCTAAAACAAAGAAACCAATAACCGAAGCTATAACAGCTCCAATTCCAAGTAAAGCATAAATTACATATTCTAATATTTGACCACTACCACCAAAAGCACTTTGTAAAGCTAAACCTAAATCTTTAAAAGCTGTCATCATATAGTTATACATACTTTTTACAGATTCAATAATATTTAAAAGAGTTTGTTTTATTTTTGGAAATGGTGCTAAAAACCGCCCTATTATACTGTCACCACCATTGGCAAAAGTATATAAATCATTTAAAAATAAGGCTAAAGCAATAATACCTATAAACAAAGAAACATGAATTAAATTTATTTTTAAAATTAAAGCCCATATTTCTTTGGCTAGTGATGTTATATAAGGTTTTACAGTCTTATATAACATAAAAGCCAAAATAGAAGCTCCTACAACACTTGTTAAAATCATTAATTGAGCTATTATTTTATGAATTTCAGGATCTAAATCGGATAAATAATTAGCAACATCACCAATAATATTTGCAAGTTTTTGCAAATAAGGACTAAGCTGTTTACCAATTCTTATTGCTAAAGTTTCAATACTTCCTTTCATAGCATCAAGAGTTGGTAATAAACCGCTATTCATTACATCAGACATTTCTTTAGCTGCACCAGTATTATTATGCATACTTTTTTGCATTGCTCTAATATCTTTTTCAGATGTATTTAAAACAGCATTCCAACCTTTTGATGCTTCCATTCCAAATATTGCTGTTAGTGCTGCTGATTTTTGCTGTTGAGTAAGATTTTTTAATTTATCTTTCATCTGTACAGCAATATCAACAATATTAAGCATGTTACCTTTAGAATCATGAGTGATAATATTATATTTCTTTAGAGCTTTGGCAGCTTCACTTGGTGGTGATACTAATCTACTCATACCACCTGCAAGAGCAGTACCAGCCATACTACCTTTTATCATGTTATTACCCATTATTGCAGTTAAAGTTGTAAAATCTTGAATACTTTGACCAGCTCCTCTAAAAGCAGGTGCCGCATATTTTGCAGTTTCACCAAGATCTTCAATTCCAATTGCTGACTTATTCGCACCCATAGCAAATAAATCTGATACCATACCAGCTTGATCCGCACTTAAACCAAATGCATTTATTGAACCACTTGCTATTTCTGCTGCTTTACCAACTGCTAATCCTCCAGCAGCTGCTAAAGATAAAATACCAGGTGTTGCACTTAAAACTTGATTTACATTAAAACCACTTTTACTTAATTCACCTTGAGCATCAGCGGCTTCACTTGCTGAGAATTTAGTTGAAGAACCAAGGCTTAAGGCTTGCTCTTCCATTTTTGCCATTTCTTCTCTTGTTGCACCTGATACAGCAGCGGTTTGTTGTAATTTTGATTCAAAGTTACCAAAAGTTTCTGCTGAAACTTTGATTAATCCACCCATTAGAGTTGTGGCTATACCAGCTCCAACAGTTATGGCAGTTTTTGCCATATTTTGGACTTGTGAATTATATGCATTTAGTTGACTTGAGTTTACAGTAAACCCAAGACGGGTTAATAACTCTTGAACAATCACTTTATTTTGTGACCTTTATTTACTTTTCTTTGATAATTGTTGAGCTTGTTTTTCTTGAATTTCAAGCTTTATGTCTAAAACTTCATTTGCCAAAATTACATCTTCATAAGAGTAATGAGTTTCTATTTCTTGAAGTGTTGCAATCTGTGGCTCAGATATTACGAGTCGCCAAATTTCCCAAGGTATATCTTCGGGAATATCTACATTTAATTTTGTATCTTGTCTTGCAGCTTGGCGACGAGATCTCCGAAAAAACCTTGATGTTTGATAACCTCAAAGGCGATTTTATCAGCAGTAGAATAAGAAATCCTATCTTGAATAAAAAGTTTCTCTATCTCATTTGATAATTGCTTATTTTCATAAACACATACTGATAATAAATCTCTCATTATTATTTCGTAATCAAGATTTGACATATTAGAAGCTAAAGAAGTTGCTGCTTTAGCTAATACATCACCATCAATATTTGCAATTAGTTCAGATGCAGTCATTTTACTAACTTCTTCTTTATTAGTTGTTTTAACTGATTTTAATCCTTCGCCTGTCAGTTGAGCAATAGCAGGAAGTAAACATCTTACTAATTGTGCTCTTATAGATATTCCCATGAAATATCCAAACTTTGTTATTGTAAGATCTAAACCATCTATGTTTATTTTTTTTGATGTATTTTGTGCCATGTTTTTAACCGTTTTTAACCTATTTCTAATTCAGGACAAAGTATTGTCCATTCTCTACCATTTAAACCTTTGCCCATTTTTACATCAGCAAATTTTTCAAATGAAGCGTCAAGTGCTAAAAAGTTTTCATTTGTTCCATTGAATGTTACTGAAATTTCAGAAGGATTCTCGCCTGTTTCTTCATCTAATTTATGAAAAAGTTTAAATTGCTCATGAGCTGGAGAGCCTTCTTCTAGTAAAATCTTTATAGTACCTCTTTTATCGTTACTTTTTACTCTTGTATAAGTACCTTGAGGATCTACTACATTTTCAAAAGCAGCATTATCTCTAGATATTTCTACCATATCATCTTCTTGAAAGCCTGTGACAATAAATCCATTTACTATAATTGTGCATTTTTTTGCATTATGTGTATACATTAAATTTTAACTCCTTAATCGGTAACAACACCACGAATAATAACTTTTTTGATTGAACCTGCTAAAATAGCAGTAAAAGAAACATCAGGTAAAATATTGTTTGCTTTGTCATTTGTGCTGATAGTTGTTAACGCAGGTTTTACAATATTATATGAAGCTAAAATACCTTGATTAACCATTCTCTTAAGTACAAAGTCAAGAACTGAAACTGTTTTATCTATACCAGCTTGTGTGTATGGAACTTTTTTTGTTTTCTTAAAAAATGCTACAAAATCTTCTTGGATTTTTAATTGTACATAATCAATATCTCTTGTAACTTCAATAGGTACACCATTCATCATGACACCTTTTGTTGTTGAACCACTGCCACCAACTTCAACATAAACATTACAGTTTTTATCTTGTATATTAGCTATTTCAGTTGCATTTAATGGACTTGCACTTATACCTTCAAGTGTTTTTAATGCCCATACTGATTGTCCTGGTAATTCTGCTAATTGTTGAGAAGTCCACGCCGCATCTAAAAACTCATTTCTAGCATGATGATAAGTAAGAGCTGAACGACCAAAACCTGCATTTTTACATATAGAAGCAATATCAGTTGTTCCAGTTGTTTTAATTCCTGATGAATCTGAAACAAAAATACCTGTTTTTATTTCAGCATTTATTCGTCTTGCAGCACTTATTAGATCACCTTGATTTGTTGAAACTGACAATAAAGTGTACCAATCGTTTTTATCCTCAATTGCATTATTTATATCATCAACAATACTGTAACCTTCTGTTGTTATATCTATTGAAACATCAGCTCTTGTTGCACCTTCTGTAACAACAAAACCTGTTAAGTCTAAACTATAATTTGCCGAAGCTGTGACAGTTATTTTATTTGTTCCTGCAACTGCTGAAGCTATACCATTTATCAATTCAATTTTATCAGCTATTGCACCTAAAGTTACAGAATTTGATGTATCAAAAGGAGTTTCAGAAAGTTCGTATCCATTTACAAATCCATTTACTTTATTTCCTGTTACTAAATCAGCAGTAAATAAAATATCATGAACAGGAGCCTCTGCTGTATCTCTTTTTGCTACTCTTAATTTGCTTGATGCTGGATTTTGTGCAAAATATGCTGTTGCTGCTTTAGCCTCAGCACTGGAGCTTCCAAAATCTTTTGCTACAGAACTTGCATCTGTATATAATTTACTAATAACATCACCAAATGATGATAATGGAACAGTTGTAGCAAGTAAACAAGCAATGTTTAAACCTGCTGTTGTTATTCCCCCAACACTTCGTGAGATTTTTAAATCAAGTATTAAATCAGTATTTTCCAATTTTTTAGCCCTCCAATTTGGCTATAATGTAAGTTTTTAAGGGTTCTTGTGTAGATGAAAGTTCTACTTTATTGAAGAAACCAAGATCCTCAGTTTCTGTTGATGTGTAATTTAAAATTACATCAAATTGTGCTCTTTGTGTATTGTAATCATTCTCAATAAAAGTTAAATCTTTTGCATTTGAAACTTTTGTTATACCTATGTTTTGACTTAAAAATGTGGATTGTCCTGTTTGTGTTTCAAATTTCTTTTTAACAGTTTCAGCTTTTTCAATTGCAGTTTTTGAATAAATATTTACAGAATAAGTAATCATTTTTAAGAAAGTTGTTATAAGATTTCCATTTTCCGCAATCTCTTCTGAAAAAGATAAATCTTTAATGTCTGACACTTGGTATGTTACAAACTCAGTAGCAGGTTTTGGGAATGTATTTATTTTAATTGTGCTTAAGCCTGTAAATAAATTTAAAGCAGCTACTAATATTTGATTAATCTGTAATATTGTAGCCATTATTCAACTGCTTCCCAATCAGCTTGTATATTATTTGAATTATGAAATGTGATTTGGGTTTCTTCATTAGTTGTTAAATCTCTAATAAACAATTGAGCTTTATTTGTATAACCTTCACCTGATGTAATCTTAGATAATAAAACTTTTGTCCCATCTGGAGAGAATGCACAAAAATTAGTAGGTGAACTTGCTGTAGTTTGAGCTAATAATGTTAAATTTGAACCGTCTGAATTACAAATATATGCTCTATAATCAGAGCCACTATCATTATAGTAACAATTAAATCCAATTTTTGAGCCATCTTTGCTATACCTAGCACCAAATATTTTTTGACTGTATGTACTACCAGAATAAGGTGTTGCAAAAATTTGAACCTCTGTATGTGTACTAAAATTTCTTTCTACTAACGTATTTGGCTGTGAATTGCTCATACGTGTCATTAAAAATTTTACATTACTTGTAGGGTGAGAAGATAAAGGGTAATTATTAAAATAAGCTGCATTAGTCCCATTTGATAAGCTATTAAAGTCAAATAAATTACCATTTATAGCAATATCTTTACCATGAACATTATCTGAATGATTAAATATTAGATATTTTTTATCACATGTTAGTATTGCAGTATTTATATTTGCACTTAAGCCAGTTTGTGTTTTTAGTACTCCAGCATCATTTCTATATGATGCAATACCATTTGTGGCAACCGTAAAACCGTCTTTAGAAATTTCATACTGTGGATTTAACATATCAGATGTGCCAACAGAATATTTTAATTGAACATCTTCACCACTTTCAAGCATTTCATATACTTTATAAAGTGAACCATCTCTATTACTTATAAAAAGAATTTTACCAAGATCAGGTAAAACTCTATCATCAATTTGTGTAATGTAATACTTATATATTTCAGATTGCTTTAAAACTTTTTCTTCTGCTAATGTATAAAAACATTCAAACTCACCATAAGGTACAATTTGACCACGCCCCATACTAAAAAAATCATCAGTTACATTTAATCCTGTGAACTGATTAATATTTGTACGATAATGTGCTTCTGATGTATCAAGACTAAAAGAAACAGGTAAAGAATCAACAAATAACTCAATATTGTTTGTTGATTCAATAAAATTTATTGAAATAAAAGGTCTTTTTCTTGTTTGTAATATTTGTGTATTAGATTTAAATACAAGAGAATGCTCATTATCAATTTCATGTAGAATTATTTTTAAATAGTAATCTTCACTAATAAGAGCATAACTACCAAGAGCTGGATCTGTTTCATGACCTTTTCCAAATAAATATTCATTGGCTTTAATATTCCCAAGAACAAATGACAAATGACTATCTTGTGCAAATAGTTTATTTACTTTGTCATTTTGTAAAATCTTGTAAGCTTTATTTACGCCCACTGTTACTTTAGGTCTATCAGTCATTTATCTCAATCCAATCATTATTATTTGATGTAGTGTCATTTAAACTTATAAAGTTATGTTGAAAAATTTTAGTATCATCATTTGGTGTTGTTTCAATCCAATCATTGTTATTTGGTGATATATCATTTAAATCTTGGAAAATATTTTCAAAAATACAAGTTGGTGAGATGTTTTGGTTAACAACTCTCCAGTTATTTTTATTTGGCGATATGTCTAATAAATTTAAAAATAAGTGCTGAAAAATAAAATAATTTAATGCTTTATTTGAACTGCTTGTTGAATTACTATTTAACTTTATTGAAATATCTATGATTAATTGTTCATTATTATACATGATTTTTTATGTAATTTCAAATCTAATACTATTGAGCATTTGAGCTGTATCTATAAGAGGCTTACTTGAACCTTTCTTTTTTATTGTATCAGGTGAATTTGCTGTAAAAGTTCCATTTAGTATTTTCTTTTTTACTTGAGTTTCAAGAAATAAACCAATTAAACCTAATCCTTGATTTACATCAGTGTTTTCTAAATTGTTAACCAAATCTTGAGCTTTATTTTTTAATTCATTTGTATTTTCTGTAAGAGTACTTCTTAAAAAACTTCTTTCAGGAATATCACGAGTTCCAAATTCATTCCAAAAAGCATGATTAACTATATCTGAGTCAACATCACTTTGTAGACCTACGTCAATTTTTTTTGACTCTAAATCTCTTAATTTTCTTTGGATTTCATTCCATCCTAAATCTCTTATTGTCATAAATATTTAATTACATTCCATTTTTTTAAGTTATAGTCGTATTTATAGAAAGCATTACTATCAATAAAATAATGTTGAAAATCCCAAAAAAAGTAATTATGTTTATCAATAATCATTAATCCAAAATAATCAAAATCAATATTGAAAGATTCTTGTATAGAGTAAATAGTTCTTAATTGATTTAATAAAGTATTTTTATACTCAATGAAATTTGGGAATACTTTCATAAGTCCTTTTAAAGATTGAACCTTAGTTGCTTGGTTATAATCACCACGTTCAAAGTTTTTTGCACCATCAGAACCAAATAGGATTCTAAAATCCTCAGCTACTAATTCAGGAGCTATAATCTTTAAAACTTCCTTATCACCTCTAATTTTTTGCCAAATATTTCTTAATTCAGACGTTTTATTAAAGCCTATAAATTCAGCCCACCAATGCCCAAACTCATGAGATAAAAGATTTGAATAATACTTATCAGGGTTATCATGATATTGTGTAATATTTGTATTTATTTGAATTAATTTTAGATGTGACCATGTCAAACCAGTAATACCAGTTTTTTTAATATCATTTGGGCAATCTGGAGAAGTTGGATCACAAATTTCTATAGTCAAATTATCAAGGATATTAATTGAAGTAAAACTCTTGATATTTTCAATTATTTTATTTAAATGTTTTTCAATGATAGGCTTTATTTCTAAAGCTTTTTGACCATAAGTTTTTATTATCATTTTTTAGATAGCTTCTTTTCTAGTGCTTCTATTTTTTGTTGTTGCTCTTGGACTGCTTTTACAAGTGGAGCAATGAATTGTTCATATCTCAATGCCCTTGCACCAGTTTCTTTATCTAGTACAAAACCTGCAAAGTCGTTGCTAGTTAAGCCTAAATCTGTTAAAACTTGCTCAACATCTTGATTTAAAAATCCATGATGAAATCTTAAATATGTTTTAGCTTTTATAATTTTTTTACGTGTTTTTGCAACTAAAGTTTTGAATAAGCCTTTTTTATCGTATTCTTTTTCATAGTATGTTTCAGTTTCTTCTTTTTCAGCTTCATCTTTCCACTTCCAGCGAACAGGTTTTAATTTCATTATAAAATTTAAACCCAATTCTGTTTCTTTAATTTCTTCTTTTAAATTTTTATCAGAAGTTTGTATAGTGCCTGTCGCACTCCAAATCGCACTCCATCTACCACCACTCCAACCATTTAACAACGCATTATCCGCAGCAGGAATAGCATTAATATTAAATACAAAATTGTCATTTGATAATGTATATAAATTTTTTGTTGGTGTTGCAACTAAGAAAGATTGATTACCATTATTCAAGAATCTAACATTATAGTCTTCTGTTGTTGAAGTTCCAAAATGGAAATCTAAAAATGATAGAGTACCAGAATTATTACTATTCCCAATTTCAAGACCAGCACTTGATACTGATGTTGTACCAACTCCAAAAGAATTAAAAGAGTTAAAGCCTAAATCTACATATTTAGAACCGTCTACATTTTCACCAAGTGGAAAAACAGATCCACCATTTTTTATTTTGTTTACTAAAAAATCAGGCTTTGTATCAGTTACACTTGTTCTTATACGTTTCATTATTTACCCCAAGTCCATTTAACAGCTAAATTTAAAGTTGCAAATTCTGTTGAGTCTAGTATTACAGCACTTACAGGATTTTCTAAACCACCTTTAAAAATACCTTGAGAATCAAAAGTAAATGGTTCAAATGCATATATATCAATTTCGTATTTAACAGTTTCATCATCAAGTATTTGTACTTTTGTGTCTTTATCTGAAATAGCACTTAAAAAAAATGGTGTCATAGATGTATTAGTTAATGCTGGAAATGTTACTGTAACACTGCCACCTTCTTCTGTGCTATTTGTTTTACAGTCTTTTTCTTCCATAATTTTATTCCTTTTTTAATTTAGCAAAATATCTGTAATGCTCTAATGTTGCTATTTTTTGTATACCTGATTCGCTGAAAACCTTATAATCAAGGCTATTGTATGAAATAAGATCTCCAATTTTTAATAAATCGGTTTTTGTAATGATATTAATATCACCTTCAAAATCACGACCACGCATTTCAGGTTGATATTCTTTTTTATTTTTTTTTGTGATTCTACCAAGAACAATAAATGTTGTAGATGTACCAGGTATATATTCACCTTGGTTACTATAGGAGCCTTCGCTATTTCTAGTAACTGTAATTGTCTGAGTGAATAAGTTCATTAAATCACAAATCCTTTAAATGTTTTAATATTTTTTAAAGGTGGTGTTGTTGTATTACTTAAAAGCTTTAACAAGTAATTATACTGCTCTATATAGCTAGTTCCTGATAAATCATCTTTTGAATTTTTAAAAGCATTAGAATAACTTATTTTTTCACCATCTATCTCAACAGATGAAATAGATCCAGCATAACCACTTGACTGTTGTTTTTGCATAGTTAAATTATGAGCAACCATAAGAGCAACACCAAGATTATAATTATCTCCAAGTCCTGTTGGAACAATAGATTTAGTTAATTCAATCTCAGCGTCTATTTCTGCTAAAATTAAAGAATCTGTTGTCTTTAATTCTTTAGCTTTTAGAAATAGTATTACTCTTATGTCTTCTGTTTGGCTCATGATTAATACTTAGCAAAAACAATTTTTTTAGGATGATATAAGTGCATTCCTGAACAAGCTAAAAGATATTTTGTTACAAATTCCCAGCCGTTAAAAAATGCAGGTAATGCTCTTTTTGTTACAGGTATTCTTGCTTCAAGTACTTCTGGATTTTTAGGAAGCATTAAAACACCAGCCTTAGTGCCATTGTCAAAAGCAGTTGCCATTTCTGGAGCTGAAATAATATTTTTAAAACCTATTTTTTGTAAATATTCTACAACTAACATAGATTCTGCATTATGAGATTTAATGCTAACTACATAAGTATAATCAAGAGGTTCTAAAACAAGAGTATCAACAGGAAAAATACCATTATAAACAGCTTCGGCAACTGCTTTCATAGCAACTAATTGTGTTTCAATTTGTTCCGCTGTTTTATGTCTTAATTTTTTAGAGCTTGAACCACCATTTATGTTACCATCAGCTGGTAATGTAAAAGAGGATAAATTTGTAATATTTACTTTATCAAATATACCAGGTAAAGCTCCGTCACCTTTCCAAAAGCAGTTATTAATTGCTTTTTCCATACCTCGGTTGGTTGCCATTGCTAATCTAGTATCAACATTTTTATTAGCATATTTAGCTTTTTCAATATCTGTAATACTTAAACCATATTCAAGTCCATAGTTTTTTACAGGATAAAGAGTTTCATCTTCACCAAGGCTTACTCTTGGGAAATCAGTACCAGAGTTACCAACTTGTTTTGCAATTCCTGTTTCTTGACCCCAAACGGATGTAATAGAATCAATACCAGTTGAACCTTCAAAATTTAAAGGAAATGCTTTGAAGTAAGATATAGATTCTTCTACTTTTTCATGCACTTTTGTCTCTAAAAATGTAAGTTGTTTAGCAGCAAAAATAGCTGATGCGTCATCATTTCTATTTTGTTGAGCTAAGGCTATTCTTACAGCCATTAAATGTTTACTCATTTTTGTTTAATTCCTTATATTTATTAAATATCTAATGCAAGTGTTACCATGCCATCTTGTACAGTTGAAGCAAATCTTACTTTTGTTACTGCTACAGCTTTTCCAGAGTCAGCACTTTTCTTTATTGCACCAAGTGTTTTTCCTGATTCGGGAACAATTCTGACATAGACATCATCTTTGTTTGGATCAATATCAGTATCTTCACAAAAAGCTTGATATTCACCTTTTTCAATGATAGTAACAGTGTCATTTAAATTGTGTGTTACAGTACCATCAGCATTTCTTTCTTTATGTTCAGATTTAGCTAAACCAGCAATTTTATTTGCTAAGCCATAAGTAATTCCTGCTTGAGTAAGACCAGCTGTAACAGTAAATCCTGATAGAAGAACTGATTTTGTTTTACATTCAACTGATAAAACTCTATTTGTAGTACCTGAAACAGTTACAACTAAATCACTATCTAATAACTCTATTGCTGTTTTTAACGCATTCATAGTAGTTAAGTGATTTGCTGAAAATGTAGTTGTAACAGCATTTGACACACCATCAATTACAACATTACCAGCTAAAACATTACTTGTAATTAAATCAGCGTCTAGTGTTATTTTTTGTGCTTGAGCTGGTACACAGTTTGTCATTTCTGAATTAGCAAAAATACATAAAACACCAAACATAATTGTTGCCAATGCCGTTGCTCCACGCCCAGAACTAGGAGTGCTATTTGCTTTTTCTCCTATCATTCCTGATGGTCTATTATAAATTTCTGTTTGCATTTGTTTATTTACCTCTTATTTTTGAGAACCAAAACCAACAGGTTTAGTCCAATTATTTGATAATGAATCAAGTGTTTTTTGTCTTGCAATTTCTGCTTCATCTGTATTTGAATCTGTTGAATCAGATTTAAGATTTAATGTTTTGAGTAAATTATTAAATGAATCTGAGTTTTGAGTTATTGTACTTACTGGTGGTGTTTGAGGAGCTCTCTCAATAACTTGTATTGCATCAAAAAGAGTATTTACATAATCATCAGATTTATCTTTAGTGTCAATATGTGAAAAAGCTTTTTTAACAGCAACTTCTTTTAATTGTCTATCAGTACATTTTACAGCTTCATCAATGTTAAATTCTTTAGAATCTACAATTTTAGAAACTTTATTTACTAATGATATTTTTTCACTTACAAGCTTTGATGTATCAACATTATCAGTTTTAGGCTTTGCTTTTTCAATGTCTAATTGAGCTTGTGTACTATCAATTTTTGATTGTAAGTTTTTTAATGCTGTGTCAATTTTAGGTGCAACATCATCATTAACTTCTAATTGTTCACCGTTTACATTAAGTTTCATTTTAGGTTTTGTATCCTTTTTTGGTTCTGAAATAGTTTTAGTTTGTTTTGTGACTTCATCTTCGGTCTCATCTACATAATCCATTATTTCATCAGCTCCGTCACAACGAGCATCTAATTTTAATCTTGCTTGTGGTCCCGCTCTTCCCTTTGGAACAACTGCTAAATGATTTTGTCTTATATTTCTTTGAATAGCATCATAGTTTTCACCTTCTGGAGTTACACCTTTTACATGTTCCAATTCACAATAATAACCACATGAAAGTTCTTGCATTTTGCCTGATGTTATATCAGTTATAAGACCTGAATCGTAGATTAAAACTGAAATTTTTACTAAGTTATCTTCTTTAATAACATCATTAAGAGTAATACCTTTGATATGCTTTGTTACATTATTTGAATCAAGCATAGGTCTAGGATGAAATCTTGTAACAGGCTTATTTTTTAATGTGTCTAGGCTATCAGGTTTAAAAACCTCTTCTGCTGGTCTATATTCTTTAAATAATGAGCCATCAGGTAAAAGATAATCAAAAACCCCTGTTCTAGTCGCATAAGCACTAGCTTGTAAATATCCTTCCTCAGTGAACTTAAAGTTTTCACCATCATTTTTTATAGTAAATGTTTCTAATCTAAATGGCATTATAGCTCCTCAAAAATAGGTTCTGCAAAACAACGACATCTTATTGGTTGACCTGGGTGTCCTTCCGGACTTCCTTTATCCCATGAAAATTTTTGACCATTAAAAGCTTTATGTGTTGCTCTAACTCTTTCATCACCAACACTACGCCAAATATAAGATTTTATTCCTAATTTTTCTTGTCTTAATTTTGTAATAATTCCGTTCATTTTTCCTATTTGATCTACTGCAATTAATGATGCTCTTGATTCACTTACTAAGAAAACTTCTTGAATTTCTTTTTTAAGAACATTTGCTCTTTTACCTTGCTTAACTCCATCTGTAACAAGTGTTTCAATCTTATTTGCAGTATCTATACCAACACTTTTTATAAGTCTTACATTTTCATTAGTAAAGTCTATTAACTCTGACTCTAGCCATTTTTCAGACTTAAAAATATTTATTGCACTTACTTGATTTTCATTAGTAATTTGAGAATACAATATATTTTTTTGATAATTAGCAGTATTAATACCTGCTTTATGAATTTTAGTACTAAATTTTTCTGATATTTTTACCCATTTATTTCTAAACGATTCAAAAATATTAGAGAAAAAGTTATCTAATCTACTTGAAATATTTTCTAATAATTCTTGTGACCATTTAGAAAATATTTTAAGAATATCTCTTAAATAATCACGCTCAACATTAAAAGGATAAACTGATTTAGGCATCTTTAAAAACAGCCTTTTCAAGTAATTCATTTATCTTTTCAGATAATGAACCAAAGTCTTTAGAATTACTAATTAAATTTCTTATTTCATCAGCTGAGAGAGCTGATGTTTCCCATAAAATTTTAATAGCATCAGTAATTTTTTTAAATGAATCAGCTTTTTTATTCTCAATTTCTGCTTTTTGTTTATCATCCATTTGCCATAGATCTTTAAACTCAAACTTAGGAATATCAACAGTAAGCATATAAGCTATATAAGTTAAAATTCTCTCATATTGAGGAGCTAATTCATTAGTTTGACGTGATTTAATATAGTCATACCAAGCAATCATTTGACCTTGACCAGATTCTCCTAAACTTGAACCAGGACTCTCACCATGCAAAATATTATGTGGCATATCTACAAGTGAAGTTAAATAATCTTTTGGTATTGATACAAATTCTTTAATCCCTGATACATTTGCTGTATTAGTTTGGACTGTATCTTCTTTATCTAAAACATGAGCTTTAATAATTCCTTTTGACAGCTCCATCATTAAAAGTTTTTTTACAATTAATTCTTCTGAGTTTGGCTCACCTAAAGCTTCATTAAGACCAGACAGATTATAAGTAGTTTGTCTTAAATCCATAATGATTTGTGAGCACGAATTTTGTGATAAAGCTAAATTTCTAATTGCTTCATGTAATGCTTGTAATATGCTATCACTGAAACTATTATTTTCTTTTCTTTCATCTAGTGTTGTATCACTATTTCTAAATTTTAAAGTTCGTGATTCATGGACTCTTAGATTACCTGAATCAAGATTAACCAAATAAAATTCAGGTTCTGAAACACCATTATAAATACCTTCTGGTGTGACATGTTTTTTTTCAACAACAAGATAATTAGAACCTATAGCAGATATTTTATCAACATTAACTGGTTCATCTAAAAGACCGCCATCAATAACATCTAAAATAACAAGACAGCCACCTTTTAAATGCTGTGTTATCAATGCTTCTTTGAATAAAGAATTTATTTTTAATTGCTTTAAAATCTCATAAAATTTATCAGAGTTATCATCATTTATACGAATTAGCTCTTTTGTCATTTCCTCAGCAGGTTTAACACAACATTTTTTTGCTAGTTTGTACTCTCTGTAAAAAACATCTAATTCACGATCATTTAGTTTAATACCAGCTTCTAATTGAAAGTGCGAGTTTCTATCTCTTGATGTATTAAAACCAGTCATGACATTAACAAAACCATCTTGGGTTTGTTGAATATTAGAAGTATTTGGTTTAGGTTTAGTTTTTTTTGCCATATTTTTTATCTAAAAATTTAGATATTTTATTTTGAATTGATTTAAATACAGTTGAGAAAGTTTTTTGAAAATCAAGTAAACATTTTGGTATTTACTTGATTTTTAGGGTCGATGCCCAAATCCCCGCCCAAAATTACCACATTTTTCTGTAAGTCCTTATTC